CCCCGCAACGCATTGCAGGGCGAACGACGGGTAACTGGGTCAGAGGAGGTCAGGCACTTCCCCTGCTTGCGCCCGATCCGCGGCGAAGCGGACCAGCCAGTTAGTATTCAATTGTGGGTGGTTACGGTAAGTTCTTCTCCTTCCTCGGTGAGGGGTTGGTCTGCCAGGGGCCGGATGATAAACTCTTTGCGTTCGTCGAACTCGGCTTTCTTTCCACGGTTCCATTGAGCTACGGGCCTGTAAAAACCACAGACGCGGGAGTAGACCTCAGTTCTGGCGTTGCATTTTTCTTTCATATAGGTTCTCCTTCTCGATTACATATTGTCCATCCAGGCAAACGGGTCGACCGGCGCTGCCTCGGAGTGCCAACCCTCCAAGACTTCCTCGATAAGCTCCAACCCAAGGAATTCCGCCAAGGCGACTTCGACCGTGGCGCCGGTGCTGTCCTGCCAGCCGTCCAGCAAGTAGATCGCATCGCACTCCATGAGAGCCACCAGGTCGCGCAGGATGAAGCGTTTGCGATCTTCTCGGGTGGCAATCATGCCTTTGGGCGGTGCCGCGCCCCAGCCCTCGAACAACCGGTCCATCGCCGCGGGGTTGACTGGGGCATGCCCCTGCTCGCGCAGATGACGCTCGGCGGCGTCGAAGGCCGGGAAGTTGTAGTCCTCGTATCCCCTCATAGGTCCGGCAATATACACCTTCATTGTTTTGTCTCCTTATAGGATTCGATAAAGATCCGTGCCGCCTCAGCATTGATGGCGTTGCCGTATCCTCTGAGACGGATCACGCGGTTTTCGGCTTTTTCTTGGAGCGGCGAGAGGCTGTAACGATTGCCAACGCGGCGATATCCCAGACGAGCGGCAAGCCCATCAGCCATCTCGACATCGATGGATCCAACTGGCCGCCACTTTCCATCCCGGCAGAAGAGCCAGTCAACAGCTCGCCAGAGGCCGTTAGTCGGGCCGGGGTATCCCTGTTGAGCATCGATGCTGTCGCATTGAGTGTTTGGCATACTTTGGCTCCGCTTGGGCGCAACTTTTTCAGCGGGTCTTTTGGCATCCTCCCTCCGCTCCCGTCCGATTGAGCCGGAGTCGGCCAACCCGCCAAATGAACCGCGACCGTCAACGCTGGCATCCCGCCCTTGTGTTCCCGGTTGATCTCCTTCTCGGAGGCTTCCAGATGTTCGCAGTTCGTTCTTGCACTCGGACTCGGCCAGCCCGCCAGCGGCACCGTCTCCGACAATCCCATCATCCCCGGTCGCGGCGAGACATTCCCGCCCTTGATGGCGTCCGTGCTGGTTGCTGTCGGCCAGCCGCAGAATTTCACAGCATGCTCCAAACTCGCCGTGTGCTTTTTCCCGTCCGCTGTTCTCCCGGTCGCGTCCATTTTCTCGATTGACATTGACCTGCCGCCGCTGGGCGTGTTCGGCGTTGGCCAACCTGTTTGTGCGGTAGCCATCGGTAAGGTCATCCCGCCGACACCCTTCATCCCGTTGCGACCCTCCGCTAAATGTCTCGCATTTCTCGCCTGCTTCGTCTCCCACGACTCGTTGCTGATATCTGCTACTCGTGGAGTCGGCCAATGTGCCAACCCAGAAGGATCTATCCCTGAGGTGCGGCGCACCGACCCCCGCAGACGGGAACGGTACACACCCGAAGGCGTAACCCATTCCTTCCAGGTCATTTTGTACAAGGTCGATCCAAGGTTCTGTAGCTTTTGACGCAACCTGTTCTCCAAAGACGATTGCAGGGCGGCACTGGTCAATGAGCCAGTGGAACGCGGGCCACAAATGCCGCTCGTCAGCAAACCCCTCTCCTTTGCCTGCCGCGCTGAAAGGTTGACAGGGGCAACTTCCGGTCCACACGGGGCGGTCTCCCCATCCGGCACGGGTAAGTGCATAATCCCAGACGCCGATTCCGGCGAAGAAATGCACTCGGTCAAACCCAAGCAGATCTCCGGGAAGCACATCTTCGATAGATCTTGTATCAACGACTCCATCAGTGATTGCTCCTAGCTTAATCAGTTCTCGTAACCACGCCGCCGCGCCTGGGTCGAACTCGTTGTAATAAGCCTTCATCCCTCCTTCGCCCCTTTCCCCAGCATCTCGGCGTCCTGGACGATCTGCAGCCCGACGGCGCCGAGCTTGTGGCACTTCATGTCCAAGTCCCAGCAGATCTGCTGCGCTCCGCTGTAGAAGGTGCCGGCGCCGAGGGTCTTGCGGATCGAGGTGTTGCGCAGCGCCTTCATGGCGACCAGGTCGTTCTTGATGGTGGTGAACGAGCCGAAGCGTTTGGAGACCCAGGCCCTAAAGGCGTTGCGGGAGATGAAGATGCGGTGGTTGTCCAGTTCGTAGCGGACCATGAGCGGACCGCGGGGCGGATCGACAATGATGGCGGAGCCGGGGCGGTCGCCCTTGACGATCAAGCGGTTGGCGGCGTGCTCGTCAAGGAATTGACCCAGGATGCCAACGGAATCGCCGACCAGATCATCCTTGTCGCCGCGCATATTTTGGATGGTGTCGATGGCCCACTGCATGACCGGGGCGATCTCAAAGCGAATCAGTCCTAAGCTGCGAGCGACCAGTCCGCCGTAAATGGCCGCCGAGGCGACCGCACTCCAGAAGCGCTCTTCGGAACGGATCTTGGCTTCGCCGTCGATCTTGATCCGTACCTTCTCCAGAGAAGGCTTGATGCGCTGCACGTTTTGCACCAGCCATTGGGCGTATGCCTCACCGGCGTGGCCGTAGTTTTCGGTAACTGTCCAGTACACCCGCGAGGAGGCTTCGCCACAATAGGCTTTGTTCCCCACGACCGGGTACTCAAATACGCGGTTGATCTCAGCGGAGGCGTCGTGCTTGGCTCCGGAGAGTTTTTCCACCAGCGAGTTGTTGGAGCTGACCACGGCCAGCGTGTTCCAGGTATTGATGTTCTTGCGCTCTTCGGCGTTCTTGGTCAAGCGGGCTTTATCCCGGCCCTGAGTTATCCGGTAGACCAGGTCGGACAGCTCAATGCCGTCGATGTTGGTCACTTCGTCAATGGTCATTGGCAGGTTGCCGTAGACGCCGAGGCGGGAGACCAGCGCATTGCGCGTGTCGTCACGCAGCATCATCAGATCTTCGTGGTAGCCCCAGACCGACTGGATCACCCGCTGCAACAGGGTCTTGCCGACGCCGGTCTCACCGGTCAGGGAAATCATCGCCCCGGCGAAGCCGGTGAACTTCATCAATGGCGCGCCGAACCCGCCGGCCAACAGGGCGAAAGCATAGGGCTCCATGCCTGGCTCGCCGAACACCTTGGTCGCTTCGGCCCAGGTCTCACGGTCGCCGGCAGTGCGGTAGCCATGGGCGGAGTTCGGCACGTTCTTGGCGAAGCTGGCGTCTTCGGTCTTGCCGTCTGCATGCAGGATCTTCTTGCCGAGAACGAACATCGGCTGGCCGTTGCGGGCTTCTTTCCAGCCCATCTGACAGAGCAGCAGGGACATACGCCGCTGGCGTTGCAGCCGCGCTTGGTAGGACTCGATGTAGGCACACATGACTTTCTTCTCCTTACTCCCCACAACTTTGATATGCCCGTCCGCCAGGGCGGTCATCAGCCCCTTGGGATCATTGACCAGAGAGGAGCGGATGACACACTCCAGCCACCCCTCGTGGGGCAGGTGGTGACGAATGGTGGTGGTCTCATAGCCGAGTGATTCATCGTATGCCAGCCGAACCGGGTACAGATCCTGGTCGTAGAAACAGGACCAGCGGCCCTCCTCCTCGTAACAGAGCCCCTGCGCGGTGCGGCGGAAACCTGGCGGCGGGTCGACCTGCTCCTCGGGCATCTCGACGGCCTTGGGCTCAGGACGGCCGAGGACGATGGGGCTCTTGATCTTGCCGGTGTGCGGGCAGCCGAGACAGCCGGAGGGATTATCGCCGCCGAGCTTGGCGCAGGTGGTGGGGCCGACCCCGGCCTCGGACCATTGCTTCAGTTTCCGATCGGTTTGCCCGGTGCTGTAGTCCGGGTGGCCTTGGGACCACTCATGGGCCTTCTCTGTACCATTCTCGCAGAACGCCAGCACGCCGAGCAGGGCATACCAGAGCGGTTCGGACAGATTGCCCTTCTCGGTGCGCATCAACCGCATCTGACCGCACTTGTCGGCGACCTTCTCGGCGCAGGAGGGGATCTGATTGGTCTCGATGTTGTCGTAAAACTCGGCGTTCAGATCGGTCTGCGGCTTGGGCGGCTGGATGGCGGTCAGGTTGACCTTTTTCTTTTTCGCTGCACCGTGCAAGGCCCGGACGAAGGACAGAAACGGGACGGCGGTCATGTCCTTGACCAGACTCACCGCCTTCGGCTCCTTGCCTGGTTTGCGGTTGGTGGTGCCGGGCAGGCGCAACACCGAAGCCGAGTCGGCGGTGCGCATCGGGTCGGTCTTGAACTCGTAGGCGGTGGCGGTCTGTTTGAGAATGCGGGCCACAGACTTCCACTGCTCCGCCGGGATGTTCTCCTCGATCAGCCACTGGGCGTAGAGGCCGTTGCCACTGCTGACCACGGCCGGGAAGGGCAGACCGGACTCAGCGACAAACTGTTTGAGGGCGGCGGCGGCAGTCTTCTGATCCGGGTAGTCCTTGCCCTCGCCGCAGTCGATGTCAAAGAAAAAGTTGCGGAGGAACAGGGCGTTGTCCTGGACCCGCTGGCCTTTGGACTGCTTGCGCCACTCGTCCTTGGACAGGTCCTTCGGCAGCTTGGCGTTGTGATCCTCGGCAGCTTCGAGCTTGGCCGCGTCGAAGGTCGCCTGCGCCATGTAAACGGTGTGTCCAGCCTTGTCCAGCGCCTCCAACTGTACGGTGGCGGTAGCCAGGGTGGCATGAAAGAAATGCCGGAAGCCGCCTTGCGGCTTGAGCATGGCGACGCAGTAATGCCCAGTGGTTGGGAGAAGTTGTGAAAGATAATCACTCAAAAGGCACCCCCCAAAACTCGAACACTTCACGCATACCTAGACCATCCATACCGTATGCATGGAGCTTGGGGTGGGTCTGCTTCATAAGCTGAAATTTATTCGGGCTGTTCAGATGGCATCCAAACCCACAGAGCGCGCAACCGGTACGGTCGTATCCCATGTCGTAAATTTTGGAATAAGGCAGATTCTTGGCTTCGATGTAATCCAACACATCCTGATGCAGCCATACACTGAGAGGCTTAGAAATCGTCCTGCCTTTTGCAAAGGAGTTGCATCCGTGGCGCATGTACGTCTGCGTTCTGAGGGAGCTTTCTTCTGCACGAGTGCCTACAAAAGGCATCCTCCCTGTCTCTTTCTCATACCGGTGGGCCGGTTCTTTTTTCAGGAAGTGGCAGCATCGGTCACTTATGTTGAACGGGGCAGCAGCCAAAAACTTCCACTTTTCGGAGATCTTGCCCCGCTTGTGTTTGTTCCCTTCCCATCGCGTTTTTCGCAGGTTTTCGCTGTTTGTGTTGCGGTACTCCGCCAAGAACTGGGACTGCTCCTTGCTGATTATAGGGAAACCGTATTCCGAAATAACTTGTTTGAATGTTTTCTTAGGTTTGACCCACACAACCCGATCCCCGAAGGACTTTACAAACTTGCGGATCTCAGGGTATTCAACCCCTGTGTCAACAAACACGGCAGGAACTTGTGGATACAAAGACCAAACCAAGTCAAGCAGCACAGTAGAATCTAGCCCTCCAGAGAAAGCCACATAGACGTCACCATCAAGCTGCTCGTAGTATTGCTTAATTCTCCGAGCGGATAGTATCGCCTTGGCGTGCATGGGAAGCGATTGTTTTTGTGCGAGGTATCCTTTAAGTAAGGCTTTACTGTCGTCCATTGCTTAAGTCCTCTCAACGCAAAGAGAGGGAAAAACATAGGAAGGGGAGGCGGGAGAAATCAGCATATTGAAACCTCCTGAGGGTTTTCATGGAAGGACGTACAGTGTTGCAAAGTGTTACTGGTTTGTCAAGTGCCGATCAGCCCCAAATAAGGAACAGCCCAAGAACAGCCCAACCGACCCCGGTCGATCCATCAGTCAGCCACATGCAAAACCCACCCAAGACACAGACTGCTACGCTGGCAATGCTTCGACACAGGACGGTTTTTCTCATAGCTTCAATCCTTTGAGAAAGGAGTACACAGCGGTGGCGAAGCGGTCGGGATGTATAAATTTTACATCGATCACATGGCCACCTCCTTCGTAAGGATACCCGCCCAGAGAGATAGCTAGATCGCTCCACCACTCCTGTTTCTGCGCCCATTCCAACAGCCTGCCGAAGCCCTGCCAGTTGGAAAAATTATACGAAATATACTTTGTTCCTTTCAGTGAAGGAAGCATCGCCTCGGTCAGGAACTGGTCTCTTTTCATACCTTCTTCCCCATATCAGCCACAATCTGACGCAGCAACTTGATACGCGCCGGGGCTTTATGCCGCTCGGTCAAGGGCAGCTTGCCTTCACGGCAGGCTTTCTCCAGCCGAAGGGCGAAGTTGTACGCCAGATCCAGCCGCAGTTGGTCGCCGATCTTGGCGCCGTCCTTCCAGCGATACAGCGACTCCCGGCTGATCCGAGTCAGGCGGGAAAAGTCAGTGAACGACACCTTGGAAACTTCCAGAGCTTTGAAGATAAAATCGACTTTAGTGGTGTGCATGGTGTCAGTCTCCTGTGTGCTTCGGTTTGCAGAAGGCAGGAACGTCGGCTCCCGCCCTCTGAAAACCGCCCCTCCGGAGAGGGGCGATCCTCGTTGT